TGCTTTCCTCCAGTTTATAGACCAGTATGGTCTTGGCTTAGATCTTATGTAGATCAATCCAGAACATTCCCACAGCTAGCTCTAGGTCTACCTCGTGGCTTTGCTAAATCTACACTAATGAAGCTATTCATTATATTCTGCATCTTATTCACTAATCGTAAGTTCATACTAGTGATAGGAGCTACTGCTAAGCTAGCAGAGAATATTCTATCTGATGTAATGGATATGCTAGAGGAGCCTAATATAAAGGCTGTCTTTGGAGACTGGAAACTAGGTGTAGAGAAAGATACGCAGTCTCTAAAGAAGTTCGGTTATCGTGGCAGGAATGTAATCATAGCTGCTATTGGAGCAGAATCTAGTGTTCGCGGACTCAATCTAAAGAATGCTCGTCCAGATGTAATGTTAATGGATGATATACAATCCAGAGAGTGTGCAGATTCAGAAGTGCAATCCGCTAGCTTAGAAAGTTGGATGGTCGGCACTCTTATGAAAGCCAAGTCTCCGCTAGGCTGCATGTTCCTATTCGTAGGTAATATGTATCCTACTAAATACAGCATCTTAAGAAAGCTCAAAAAGAACCCTACTTGGATTAAGTTCATAGCTGGAGGTATTCTTGCGGATGGAACTTCTCTGTGGGAAGAACTTCAGCCTATTGCGCAATTACATGCTGAGTTTCAGAATGACTTAGCTATGGGACATCCTGAGATCTTCTATTCAGAAGTTCTTAATGATGAGAATGTGCAGGCTAATAACCTAATTGACCTATCTAAACTACCTGAACCTGCCTATCAGGAGGGAGATATATCTGCAGGTAACTTCATTATCATAGATCCTGCTACAGATAAGAAAGATTCAGATGCTGTAAGTATAGGTTACTTTGAAGTGCATGATGCGCGGCCTATGCTAATGAAACTTCGGGAAGGTAGATTCTCACCGGGCGAAACTATCAGAGTTAGCCTAGAGCTTGCTTTAGCAAATAACTGCCGCCTCATAGTATCAGAAGCTAATGCCTATCAATACAGCCTCCTCTATTGGTTCGAATTCATATCTAAGCAACTTGGTATAGTAGGTATAGAAGCAGTTCCTATCTATTCTGGATCCAGATCTAAGATTGCTAGAATCATTGAGATGCTTAAAGGTTATGGATCTGGTGAGATCTATGTGCATGAATCTGTTCGCTTAGAGGTGCATACTCAGATAACTCAGTTCAATCCACTGAAACTTAATAATACAGATGGCATATTAGATTTACTTACTTACGCGCCGAGAGTCTTATCTGAGTTCGGAGAATTTGTAATCTCAGGTAATATCATTGAGATGCAGGAATACGAAGGTATAGAAGTACCTGAGTTTAATAGTGACTTCTAGATTACTTCGAGGCGGCGCCGGCAATACCGCCTGACCGCGTAGGGGCTGACGCTAGATCACAGGGCCCCGATGTCAAGCGCGTTTTTGCGTGCCTAGCGAAGCGGCTAAGCAAACAACCGCTTTACATAGGGTGATGATCTGGCTAAGCTACCCAAGCAGTCAGCGTTCTTGCCAGAGCTGCCGGACTATCCACTTTAACTAATAGGAATACTAACAATGGTAGCTGCAACTGTAATACCTCTCAATCCTGCATCTCAGCAATTATTCATGGCTTACTATAATATGCTGCAGAACTCTCAGAATTCTATTCGTGATTCTCAGCGAGCTAGATTTGTAGAAGTAGATAGAGAGTATCAGCGAGAAAAGAATCGCACAGATGAACACCTTATGGCTAAGCAAGCTAATAAGTTAGGAGACTCTACTCGCTTCCGTGATATGACTGTACCTATAGTTATGCCTCAAGTAGAATCTGCTGTAACTTATCAAGCTTCTGTATTCCTGACTGGAGTACCTCTATTCGGCGTAGTTGCATCTCCAGCTTATATGGATGAAGCAGTGCAGATGGAATCTCTTATAGATGAGAATGCTACAAGAGGTGGCTGGATTCGTGAGCTAATCCTATCTTTTCGGGATGGAGCTAAGTATAACTTTGCACCTATGGAAATCTGCTGGAAAGATGAGACTACAGCAGTACTAGAAACTGACATAACTAAGAGTGTTACGCAAGGCACTCCTAGAGAAGTTATCTGGTCAGGTAATTCCTTGCGTCGCTTAGATCCATACAATACTTTTGTGGATCCTAGAGTACCTCCTACAGAAGTTTATAAGTCTGGAGAATACGCTGGCTATACTGAGATCATGTCAAAAATAGCTCTTAAGAGTTTCGTAGCTAGTCTTCCAGATAAGCAACTAGCTAATGTGCGTCCAGCTTTTGAATCTCCTAGAGGTGCAGTAGGTACTTTAGGTGCGTTAGATGCTAAAGGTTACTATATTCCTTCTATCAATCCTGAAGTTACTGCTGATGATTACTATGCTACTGGCATTAACTGGGATGCTTGGGCAGGAATATCAGCTAAGAAAGATAATAACTCCATTCAATATAAAGATATCTATGAAGTAACTACTCTATTCTGCAAGATCTTACCCTCTGAATTTGGATTAAAGATTCCTTCTGCTAATACTCCTCAGATCTTTAAATTGGTTATCATAAATCATTCAGTCATCCTATATGCAGAGCGCCAAACTAATGCGCATAACTACTTACCTATACTAATAGGTCAGCCGCTAGAAGATGGATTACGCGATCAGACTAAGTCACTAGCTCAGAATGGCGCAGAATTCCAGAATCTAGCTACAGCTTATATGAGTAGTATCATAGCTTCTCGTCGCCGTGCAGTAACTGACCGAGTACTCTATGATCCTAGTCGCATAGCAGCAGCTCACATAAATAGTCCTAATCCTTCTGCTAAGATTCCAGTGCGTCCTGCAGCCTATGGTAAGAATATATCTGATGCGGTCTATCAGTTTCCTTATCGTGAAGACCAAGCTGCTGCATCTATGCAACAGGTTCAAAGTATCATAGGACTATCTAATACTGTAGCTGGTCAGAACTTAGCTGGACAAGGTCAGTTTGTAAAAGGTAATAAGACTCTGCATGAGTTCGAATCCACTATGCGTAATGCTAATGGCCGAGATCAGCTAGCTGCTATCTTATTTGAGCATCAAGTACTAATTCCACTTAAGCACATTCTTAAGCTTAATATCTTACAATACCAAGGCGGCACTAGCATCTATAACAGAGATGTTAGAAAAGTAGTAGAAGTAGATCCAGTAGCTCTACGAAAAGCAGTCATGGAATTTAAGATCTCAGATGGATTAGTGCCAAGCTCTAAACTACTTAACACTGACGCTTTCTCAACTGCCGTGCAAGTAATAGGCTCATCTCAGCAGATTGCTGGATCTTATAACTTAGGCCCTATGTTCTCTTACATTATGAAGAGCCAAGGTGCAGATCTGACACCGTTTGAGAAGACTCCTCAACAAGTAGCTTATGAGCAGGCTTTGCAGCAGTGGCAGCAGATAGCTACTATGGCTATAGATAAAGGTATAGATCCTAATGCTAGCTTACCTCCTATGCCATTACCAGCGCAGTACGGCTTCAATCCTCAGAATGTTAAACCTGCTCCGCCAGAAGCTCAGGCTCCAGCAGATAACTCAAATAGCGGAGTAATCCCACAATGAGCCATGTAATTCAAAATACGTTCTCTACTTATCAGCTAGATGAAGATGAATTAGTGCAAGGTACGCTACTTACTACTTTGCAGAAGCAAGTTATCCAGACTCAGATAGGAACCATAGCTGATGAAAAGCTACGGCTAGAATTTGATTCGGATAAACCCATGCAGTTTATGCAGCAAGAAGCATATAAGCGTGGACAATTGGATGCTCTTAATTATCTACTACAAGCTTCAGAAGCTTTGGAACTAAATAATTAAGTGAACTCCTTAGTTATACTCCCCTTGCACTATCCCCCCAACTAACACAACCTAAGAGCACCTTATCATGAGCGTATTTGATATCTTTACTAGCAAAGCACCAGCTCCAGTAGCGCCAACTCCAGCTACTCCAGGTAACATTCCTGCACCTACTATACAACCTGGAGTAGCTCCTGGAATGGATCCTAACGGTTTAGTTCCAGCAGTAGCTACTCCTACGGTAGCTGAAACCCCACTTACTCCATTCACTAACTTATGGGACGATGTACCATCACCTAATGCAGCAAATACTAATCTTACCTCATATGATCCACAAGATATAGCTACTGCTATGGGTAAGATAGATCTGTCTTCTGCTATTACTCCTGAGCATATGCAAGCTATAGTTCATGGAGGACAAGATGCTGCTACAGCTTTTGCTGCTGCTATGCAAGCAGTTGCTCAGAAAGCTATGGTGCAGGCGACCTTAGTTAGCAGTCAGTTAACTAAGAAAGCTGTTGAAGATGCAGTAGCTGCTACTAGAGCTACATTGCCAGACTTGCTACGCGAGCAAGGTGCTCAAAACCACATGCGCGAAACTAACCCACTATTTAGCAACCCAGCAGTTAAACCAGTTATTGAAGCCGCTCGATCTCAACTACTCTCTAAGTATCCTAATGCAACTCATAGTGAGATAACTGGTATGGTTAATGACTATATCCGTGCTATGGGAACTGCATTTACTCCTCCTACACCAAGTGTAGCTGGAGCAAACGAAGTAGACTGGGAAGCTTTCATGAAGGCTTAGTAATAAACTCTTTCACTTTCCTTTTTAATTTTATACGATCATAAGATCGTGGAGAACTATCATGCCTACTGGTATTTTTACTACTTCCAACTTTGCTACAGATCTAGCTAAGAAATCATTTGCGGGTATGATTACTCGTTTAATGCCTAATGGTTCTGCTCCTCTATTTGGCTTATCTTCTCTGTTAGCTGATGAGACCGCAGTTGCTACTGAGCATGGATTCTTTAGTAAGACTATGGTATTTCCTGAAGCTAAGATCAACAACGGCGCTGGCTATAACTCAGCTGCTACTACCTTTACAGTTGACTCTCAATCTGTGTTACTTCCTGGTATGATCTTACGTGTTGAGCGTACCGGTGAGAACATTATTCTTAACACTGTTGCTGCTACTTCTATTACTGTAGCTCGTGCAGTCGGTACTGTTGCTGCTGCTGCCTTACTTGATGATGATTTTCTGTATCAAGTTGGTAACGCATTTGAAGAAGCTTCTACTCGCCCAACTGCCAATAACATGGTACCTGTGCGAATCACTAACTTAACTCAGATCTTCCGTAATACTTGGTCTGTTTCTGGTACTGCCGCTGCTGTGGGTGTTATTGCTGGAGAATCTACTGATGCTGAAAGTCGTCAAGATTGTGCTGCATTTCATGCTGCTGATATCGAGAAGGCTATCTTCTTTGGTCAGAAGTCTTCTGGTACTCGCAATGGTCAGCCATTCCGTACCATGGCTGGTTTGATCTCTACTGTAGAAGATGTTACTAACTATCCACCTATCTCTGGCGGTGTAGTTAATAGCTTTACTGCAGGCAGTACTACTAACTGGAGCCAGTTACTTGGCTTCTTAGATCCAGTATTCCATCAAGCTACTAATCCTCGCGGAGCTAGTGAGCGAACTCTATTCGTTGGCGGTAAAGCTAAGCTAGTAATCAATGAGATTGGTCGCTTAAATGCTACTTATCAATTAGTTGAAGGCGCTACTAACTACGGTTTGGAATTCTCTACCCTGACTACTCCTCGCGGTAAGTTCCGTATTATCGAACATCCTTTGTTCAATACTAACGTTACTTGGTCTAAGATGGCAGTTGCTGTAGATCTTCCCACATTCAAACTAGCTTACTTAAATGGGCGTAAGACTCAGAATAAAGAGTTCAATACTTCTGGTTCACAAGCTCAGGATTCTGGTATTGATGCTGTTGGAGGAACTCTTACTACTGAACTTACTGCAGTAATTAAGAACGTTGCTGCTAACTGTGTTATCCGCAATCTTACTGCTGCCGCTGTAGGTTAATAGTTAGTTAATACCTATTCCCTAGTCTGGTTATCTCGCTGGACTAGGGAATTTCTTTTTCCCTTTTAGGATACTACTCCCATGGCTACAAAATCCCTAGATAAAATATACAAAGTTTACTCCTCTGCACAAGCCTCTATGCGTATGATAACTCCTAAAGGATACAGTATTGTATTCACAGGTTATCACTGTTATACTCAGGCTCCTGAAGTTATTGAGTATTTAGATCAATGTATTGCAGAAGGCGTTCCTGGCATATCACACGAACCTGATTGTGAAGCTGATGAAATTACTGCTGAAGGTTCTATGCGTAAGAAGTTCTATGCAGAGTTCTTAGCTGAGCAAGAAGCACTTAAGTCTCCTAATCGTGATATGGGAACTACTGAAGGCGCTATCAAAACGGGCGCATTAACTTCTAAGCAAGTAGCTAATTAGGTTTCACTTATCTCTCTGGTGCCTATTCATTATCAGAGAGATAACTAAAACTTATTTACTAGGATAGCAGTATGAACTATTCCGAATTAGTATCAGAAGTCTACACAATAACTAATCGCCCAGATAGAATATCAGAGACAGCGTCTGCTATTAAATCTGCAACTCTCAAAATGCATAATAGTGATTTCTACTCTAAAGATATCTATGAGACTGGAGTGCAATTTGATACTTCAGCTTTCCGTCAGTCTTTAGACTATATAGATCTAATTCCTAACTATCGAGCGCTTAAATACTTTCGCATAGTTACTGGAGCTACTGATGATCTTGGTAGATTTATAGATATCATCACTCCTACTGAAGTTCTAGATTCTTATGGTAGAAATAGAACTGATATAGGCTATGTAGCAGGCAGAGTACTTAATATAAACTCTGCAACTACCTTTCAGTACGCACTAATGGGAGCTTATGTTAATCCTATAGTACGTGCTGAAGCATACTCTTCTTGGATAGCTGAGCAGTTTCCTTATGCTATTATTCATGAAGCTGCTAGGCAAGTATACACAGCAACTGGACAGATGGAAGAAGCTCAAGGTCAGGCTAGACTTATGCTTGAGCAACTAGCAGAACTCAAACAATCAGCACTCTCAGACGTAGGATACTAATCATGGCTAATAACGCAGATGTATGGCAACCTAGAGAAATACTAGAACTCTCTGGAGATACTAAACAAGTAGAGGAGCGTCAAGTAGCCCTAGCTGGACAAGTTTTCTTTACTCTCACTGACTTTGCATATGCAGTAAATACTGGCGCATTGGAAGTTTATAAGAATGGCCTGCATCTAGCTAAAGGTGTTGATTGGGCAGAAAATACTTCTACTACCTTCTCTCTAGTAGTTCCTTGTACTCTTGGAGATGTGATCTTAGCAGTAGGTAAAGTTGGCATTACTGCTAATGTAGATGTGCGGGATACTGATATCTTTATAGCTAGTGTACAGAATCTGCGAGATTATGCTGGAACTGAAGTTAGTGTTTATGTAAAAGGGACTACTGTCATAGCTGATGGCGGTGAAGGTATGTTCAATAAGAAAACTGGAGCTGCTCCAGGAACTTATGTAGATGATGCTGGAGTATCTACAATAGTTCCTACTGGAGGTAATGGTAGTTCTGGGTGGTTACGCAATGCTATAGACTCTAGATTAGCTGTTGCTACTTTTTCTGCAATTTCTGCAGCATTGGCTGGAATGAAAATAGGTCAGCAGTTCAGCCTTTTAGGGCATACTGTACAAGGTGTAGGCGGTGGAATTTTCGACGTAGTTAGCTCTTCAGGGTTAACGGCAGACAATGGCACTATTGTCATTAGTGGAGCAAAAGCAGCAAAGCGAAAATACACATACATTGAAATGGAGTTTTTCGGATGTGTTCCTGCAACAACAGCAGATTGCGGCCCATATTTGCAATTTGCAATTAACTTGCAG